CAGGGCGCATATCCAAACGTGGTATACCTAGCTTCCAAGCCACACCTATTTCAGTGGACTCCATCGTAAACGCCATCTGCCTACCACGGACTCGGACAAACACTTGCCCTGTAAACTTCTCAATAGGCACTGTAGCTGAACGCGTTACCGTAGAAGTGTTAGTTCCACCTTCTGACAAGGGGCTGTTGTACCCCGAACCCGAGTTCTGCATAGGCAATAAAGTCATAGTAGCGGCAGGGGCGCTAACGGTAGACCCGTCAAACGTTACGTCAGGTAACATACGGTTGATAAACATGAACTTATCGCCGTCATCCAAGTCAAACTCAGAAGAAGTTATTGTAGCTGTAATCGCGCTTGCTGTTGCACTTTCTTGGTTGTCGTAGCCCACTTCGTGGTTTACCAAGTTATTGCTGTAGGTAGCGGCCATAGGATTCTCTCGAAGGTCCGAGTCTATCCAAGCACTGCGTGATAATGTTCCGTAGTACCAAATGTCTTGGAGGTAGTTGTACACCACGTAGCGGTCGTTCTGCGTTACCCCAGCAGAACAGTAGAACCACCATATCTCATCGAACCGTTCGTTAGTGCCACCTACTACTTGGGCATATTGAGAAGTATTAAAGTCATTAAATACATAACTACGCACACTACAAGGCAGTGTCTTAACCGTACCGTCGTAGGAGTAAAACTTATCAGTACCCATCCAATATGCTGTTTTGCCAGCGTAAATTGCTGCATTAGGGCTGGCTATAGTAATGTTGTCCCCAAGAAGCTGTGCTCCCCAAACCTCTGGAGCACCTAAGTACTGAAGGCCGTACACCGCACTATCCGTCCAAACTAGAATCTCTTGGCGTGCTTGTAATGCGGTAATGATCTCACTACCACGGGAAAGGCGTAGGCTACCGGCTTGGTTAGTAGCAGCCGGAGTCCAATTAGCTACGTCTTCTTGATCTGACCAACGGATAAGCATAGGGTCAAGCACGCTAGTGCCTAGATCGTTAGCCCCAAAACAGAAAGCAAACCGGAAGATGTCCGACACAAAGGCTTTATTGGCTATTACAGGGACGTCTGACGCACCGCCCAGCGAAGACACGTAGACCGCACGGGTAGCCACCCCGCTGCTTGCATCCCAATAGAAAAGCGCACCCCCACGGTAGGTAAAGAATAAGTCCTCACCAAAGTTAGCTTGGCTCCACAGGCGGATGGGGGCATCAGTAGTCCCGCCAACGCCCCACGTGCCAGAACCCCAACTACCCGCACTCCAGCCAGTAAACGGTACAGCAATCTCATTACCCGTGTTGATTTGGTAAGCCGCAGTAACAGTGCCACCGCCAGTGGCAGTAGAAGAAGCCGTAGTCTCGGCGGTAATATTGTAGGAGTCATCATCTATAAAACTGATCTGATACTCGTTGTTTAGCGTAAGCCCACCAACCGCAGTTGCGCCGCTAAAGGTAACAAAGTCGTTCTCAAGCGCACCGTGCGCGAGGTCAGCAACAAGGACAGTGGCAGAGCCACTAGTAGTGGTGAAAGGGTTGGTTAGAGTTACTGTGCTACGGATAGGAGTTACGTCAGAATAAGCACCACCACGCTCTATGTAGTACTTGAGGTTAGTGCCCACAGAAACAAGATTTTGGCTTTGCAGGGTTACCCAGTTAAGCATAGACCGGCATACACCTAAGAACGTACTAGCAGACAGACGTACCCAGCCGCCAATCTTCTGAGGCATACCCCGTCTGAAACGCACTTTGTCGGTCTCATACCAACTGCCCTCGGCGGCATAGCGAGTATTCTCGCGGTCAACGCCCGGTTTTAACTGTAGTTTTTGCAGTGGCATGGCTCAACCTTATTCTGGGTACTCGCCTGTGGCGATCATAGATGCGAGTTCAACGGAGCGCCCTTTAACGGTGCGGCTCCAGTCAGAGTCTAAGAATTCTTCCGAGGCAGATTTGTAGTCTGCTCGTTCCATCGCATCTAGTGCCAGTACGAACTTCCGTAGCTTAGTAGCACCGAGGTTAAAGCTGATGTCAATCATAGCATCTTTTCTTACTTCATCAAGGTCGGTAAACCAGCGATACTCCGAGCTTAACTCTTTGATTACCCGCGCTATGTCACCTTCCAGCAAAAAGTCTACTTCTTCCTCAGAGAGGCCCAGTCCACCGTTAACATCCACATTCCTGCCGATTCCTATGGTCCAGTGGCCCGCAGGACATTTATAAATTAAGTGACGGCCATTAGTAACAACCTCACCCTCATGCCGTTTAAGCATCTCGATTAGGTTCTGCATACTAGTCGCAAAGCTCGGCTAAGGTTTTCCAGTCTTCCGCAGTCCAGTTAGAGGTGTCCACAGAGAAGGAAGCTCAACCGTAATACCCGACACATTCGCGCCAAGGAAAGAACCTGCGGCGTTAGTGCTGCCTTTTAGACACGCCATAGCATTGTCTTCAGGGGTAATTTCTAGGCTATTCAACTGGGTACAAGCAGCTAGTGCGTAGCACGCAACACCTAAAATAAGTACTCTCATGAGAACCATCCTTTTATCGACTGAAATGTGCGTACTGGGTAGTACAGAGCGCCAGACTTAAACCGGCCCAGACCTAGTACGCCCAATGCTTCTCGAAACACCTTATCTGATTGTTTTTGGTTCTTAACAACACCATCGCCATGCGTACAAAGATAGTCGTGGACCACCGCTGCCTTTCTGTTCTTGGCATTAGCTACAGGGACTATCCACCGCATTAGCCTTGGCACACTTGCTAAGTCAGTCGTGTATCCAGCAGGCACAGTGACAACACGCCCAAGAATATCGCTATGGTAAACCAAGTCTTCGTGCAGACTCCAGCCCCCGGCAACGGCCTCGGCCACTAATGCTGTCTCGAAGTGGCTCACGGCTTATCCGTGAAATTGAAGTATGTCCCAGCCATCAGTGCTGCAAGAAACAGCGTAGTTAGCGCTTGGACAATGGTTTTGCCCACGGTACGTTTTGCAGAGCGGAAGGAATCGAGCAAGTTTCTGAGTTCTTTCACATCATGGTTTGCATCTTCATCAGACAGCCCTACTTCGCGCAGAGCCGTTCTAGCCCCCGCTTCCGCAGCGCGTTCGATCATTGCTTCCATCTCTGCTTCGGTCACTACTCAGCTTCAAGCGCGTCTATTTGAGCCTGTAACCTAGCTATCTCAGCCACTTTTGGGTCAACCCAGCCGTCCACTTCAGTCCAATCTGAACCGTCAAACGTGTAGCGGTTGCCCTGCCAATCGGCTGGCCCAGTAACGCTTTCATGCAAAGTTGCATTGCTTGAATTCATGTCACCAATGTAAAAATCAGGATCAGCTTCATCGCCTACCGTGATCTTGTCAGCACCCATTGTGACGTTTTTAGCATCGTCAAACAGGTAAGGCGAACGCCCTGTGTCATTAAAAGTTAATGTCTTACTCATTACGAATCTCCGTTCAAAAGTAGTGATGTTGTTGATATTGCTAGTCCTGCGTTTACGCTGCTACTTACAGTGGTTATGGTTCCATCATTCTGCACATAGTATTTAGAGCCAGTGGTTAAGCTACTCATCCCTGTAACCGTACCGCCCTGCACAACAATCGTACCTGTGGCTGAAGTGGATATTCCTGCGTCTGCTATGCCTACAAAATCAGCACTGCTTTTGGGCTGAGTTGCAGCTATTTGCCCAAGTATTAACGTACCCACATCAGACGGATCATCGTCATCTTCAAAAGTAGTCATAAATTGACCCGCACTGTCGGAGTCGGGATTAAAGCGCGTTGTACTGTTAGTGGCTGCTGTGGAAAAAATCTCAATAGGCGTATCTAAAGCGACTGTAGTTGCAGAAGCTGTGCCTGTAACAATATACAAGTTTGAAGACTCGTCATAAGAAATAACAAATTCATCGTCAGTATTTGGGTCAAAATCTATGTTTGTATTTAGTGCATTACCTGTGTCAAAAGTCACCGCAGCCTCGGGATAAGTAATCGTAGTTCCTGAAATTGTACCTAAGATTGCCTTGCCGTCTTGGCTCGAACCTTTATAAGCTATAGCAAAATGGTTTGCAGTGGCAGGATTATAATCGACACTAGGGTATTGAGTGGCCGCACTTTCAAAAACATTAATAGCTCCAAAAGATATTGATGTTCCACTTACCGTTCCAACTACTGATTTTCCGTAATCCGAACCTCGACCATCTTGATAAACAATAACTACTTTATTGGCGGTAATCGGGTCACAAGAACTGTCGATCAGATTGCCAAACGCCCAGCCGGTAGTAAAGTTTGTTGGTGAGTTTGCGGTTATTGTAGTACCTGAAATACTGCAAACTAGAGCCGCACCATGCCCTGTCGGCTCTCTATAGGATATAACAAAGTTTCCAGACGTATTAGGATCAAAGGCTACGCTGGGTGGGGCGTTTGTTCCGGTACTACCAGCATCATAAGTAACCGCACTTTCCATTGTAATTACGGTAGAAGCTACAGTGCCAAGGGCTACTTTTCCTTTGTTCGAGTCAGTCCCGTCTATAAAAGCTATGACAAATTGTTTTGCCACATTGGGATTATATTGT